AACATTGCCGCCAACTTCTGATAGCGGATAACCACCTGCTGATAATCTGCCTTAAAACGCTCCTTATAATCTGCACTGTTCATCATTTCAACTGTTTCTTTTAATTCCATCATGTTATCTTCCTCCTATTTCAAGTCTTTGCACTTTCGCAGCATACAAAAAGGCCGGCTATTCGCCCTCTCTGTCATTCTCTTCAGTATCCCCCGTCTGCTGTTCCCCCATCGCTTCCACCTGGGATTTGATGTTCCGGATCAGCGGTGTGAGGAATGACGGGATTGGTACTCCCATGTCTTTTATATTCTCAAGGATGCTGATAATCTCATTGCATATAATCCACAGGGCTACGATGCAGGCTACCAGGAACGTAAACGGCAGCCCTATCCCTACGGTTGCTGAAGCATACAGCAATAGCTGGTCTATGATAGCCCCTACAACCACCAAAAGCCACATACACACTTTTTTGCGGATGCCCCGCAGCCCTTTGTACGATGTAATCTCCTGCCCCCTGCGGTCAGATGCCATAAGCCCCGTGATATAGTCAATCACGTTGCAGGACACCATGAGGACGACCGGAATCGCCAGAATCCCAAGAAGGGATGTTAAAAATCCAAACGCTGCCGAAAAGACAGCTTTTATATGATTTGCGTTCATGTTTCTTTCCTTTCCCCGGCACCTTGCCGGAATAAAAAACAGCCCCCCCCCGGAAAATGAGTGCCGTGATACGTTTCTATTAGTTTTGATAACGTTTTTATTGATTTCGTTCCGTTTCCAGTCCAGATAAAACACTTCTCTGTCCTTACGGTTTATCCCTGATTCGCACGTCACACCCTCCCTGTCAATCAACTAAACACTGCCGTACAGTTTACGCTCATGCCGTTTGATGTAGTTCCTGTAACTGTTACATTACCGCTTTTATGCCCTAAGATATTTACGTATATACTACCTGTTATATTATCCCTTGTTCTAATATAGTAGCCTGTCACACTGCCTATCGTGGTGTTACTGCTCACCCAGGTGATATCAGCTGCTGTCTCTTCCAGAATTTCTTTAGAGGTCATCTTTGAAGAATCCAAGACCAGTTTGCAGATAAATGTTAATGTCTGCCCTACTTGCCCTTTGATTGGTGGATTAGATAACAGACTGAACTCCACGGGCTTCGCATAGAGCACTTCTTTTGCAAGTCGTTTTACCATTGCTTCCAAACTTTCTATCCGGTCAGGCACATCCCCCAGCCCGATATTTTCTTTTGTGATATCTACATCGCCTGTCCTGTATTCCTCTTCGACTTCCCCTTTCACCCTAACAGCTGCGGGGATATCCGGCTTATCCCTCAAGTCATTATAGCTCCCGGAAAATGCCGCTTCTGCCAGGGCTTCCACCTCACTCTTCTCTGCTTTCCCGTCAAGCTGCCCTTGTATGCCCTGCATTGCCTCTTCAAAGTCCCGCTGTGCCAGGTAGAGCACGCTGGACGGCGAAAAGGTGATATTCTCTACACCTTCCGTGATTAAAGAGAAGCGTAGCCTTTTCTCTATGTTTACCGCGCCATCACCCGCGGGGATGTATTCTGCATCCGCCCCGGCGTTAGCGTATGTGTAAAGCACTTCACCATCGCCGCATTCTGCCAGTATGCCGATTTCCCTCAGGTAATAGCCTTCCGTAAGCCCCGCATTTGATAAATCTGCTTCCACTGTGCAGACATTATCCTTTGTGTCCGCCCGTAGCACGTCCAGGACTGCCAGCCGGTGGGAAAGCGACTTTATGTCGTTAAAGCTCCCTCCATAGCTTCCGTCCCCGACTGCTACCCCCGTAAATTTCAACTGTCCGCCAAGCTGTGCCCGCGTCAGTGCTTCCCGGCCTTTGTTTGTCAGTATCATGCCTCCGAATGCCATATCACACCACCTGCCTTATATCCATGATTTCCGCCTGCTGCATAACCGCCCCCATGCAGATATGTCCTGTAACTGGATGTTCTTCAAAAATTTTATAATTGATATTCTCCGGCAACATCTTTTTTAACATTTCTTCTAGCTCCCCCCTTGCTTCAATGGCTTTCCCTGATATCGCTATGCATAGTTGGTAATCCTCTAAGATGCCATCAACCCTATAATTTCCCATACCACAAAGAATGTCCAGTTTCTTCAAAAACCTACGGTAAGTGCACGGCTGAAAATCATTCCACCGTGAGAGCACCCTTGTTTTTCTTGCCCTTAAGCTCTCCTGTTGGCTGACTGTAATCCCCAGCAGTGCTTCATATTTTAAAATCCCATATTCGTCACACTCCTCTATAAATGCGTTATCAAGCGCCCTTTGGATATTGGAATCAATTTCATCCATTTCTTTATCTTCCGTTTTCATGATTTCTCTTATTTCAAGAAACTGTTTCATAAAATCAGGCAAATAATCCAAGAGACTTCCCCGTTCTACAGCCTCATCCATTGATATCCCCCCTTACTGGAATCTGTTCAGCACCCAAAACTAGATTACCTGCAGTTCCATTAATCCTGGTATCCTCAATGTCAATAATTCCCTCCAAGCCAAGCAACAGACTTTCAAGCTGGCTAACGCGGACTACAATATTATCGCTTTTTGCCCATTTTTGCCTTAGCTGTAAAAAATAAGAGTCAACAGCGCTCTCTATTGACTCCCGCAGGGTTTCAAACGTATAACCTGTTTCATACGTGATTGTAAATATAAAATCCACCGTTTTGTTTTTTACCCCTGACACATGGACAATATGCCCAATCGGTACAATACCTTCGCCTTCACCTGCGGAAGGATCTAACGCCTGTTGAACTGTATCTATAAGTACTGCTGACGGTTCCTTAAATTCAGATGTGATGATAACAACTTTTACTGCCCCCCCAGTAATCAACAGGCCCTGTTCACCTGCCCCGTGCACACGTTCCAGCCATTTATATACCTCAGCACCAACCGTAGCTTCCGTTTGGCCTGCAAGCCAATCCGTAACTTCCGCACACGGTACCATATCAGATGGCGCATATCCTTGTTTCCATTCCTTGAAAACCTTACATGCACCGATTCCATCCATGCTAGTTACTTTGTTAATATAATCTGCTTTATTTCCCCCAAACGCTTCGTTTTTAAATGAGGAAAAATATCGTTCCCTGAATGTTTCTACATCTTCATCATCCTCGCCCGGTATCAATATTTCTGTTAGAGAAGCAGTTTCCAGTCCTTCCACATACTCAATCGGCAACAATGCCCCCAGTTGCTGGTTTCCTTCTGTCCCGGCTGTTTCGCACTGGATTTTATACGCCCCAGGCTCCCCTTCAATTGGTTCTACCACTGAGTAATTTAAAGACGCCATATTAAAACGTTCCCCGGCATTTATAGAAATTTCCTGGGGGGTAACAACCATTTTCCCAATTGCACATGTTTCCTCTTTTGGGATCATCCCCCTTTCTGCCGCCCTTTTTACTAAATAATAATAAGACGCTGATTCAGCGAACATTTCGTTCATCACCATATCCAGGGCTTCATAGAACTCCGCAAGTTCCAGTGCTGCCGGGGCGATTGCATCGTAAATAACGGAGCCTTCCCTTTTGTCAAAATCATTGCTGACATTTTCCAGCATACGTTCCATTAACGCTTCAAATCCGCGCTCCTCAAACATTACAATTCAACCTCGCTTTCCATTTCAAATTCATCTTCCTGCACGGTGGTAACTGTAAAAGTCAAATGAAGAGTATGCTTCCCTGTTCTTTTTACAGTGAAATCATCCACTGATTCAATACGATCATCTGCCGTTAATGCTTCTATCACCCTCTGCTTTACCTCGCTCATGACATAGGGCATTGGTTTGCCGTATAAATCCTGCAACTCGACACCATAATCCCAGGAATATATTTCATGCTCATATCTCTCCGTGTTAAGGATTTTTATTACTGACTGACGTATTGCCTCAGTTTCATCTACCTTCCCAACAAAAACATGCCTATCAAGGTTCATCGCATATGTTAGGGATGGTTCCGAGCCCACATCAAAACCTTCGTCAATATCATCCTCTTCATCTTCGTCAAAATTTTCGTAATTTTCGTTTTCTGGTATCATGCAGCCCACCTTCCCGTCACAAAGTATCAATGATTACATACTTTTGTCCTCCCGCCTGGCGTAGCATAAGAACATTTGAACCTTTTTTTATTTTTTCTCTTGCAGTGCTTGTAAGTGTAATAAATTCATCATCCAGTACCATCTTTTGTCCAATACTGACTTCCAATGGTGATATGTCCCTTACTTTCCCAGTAAATGTATTACAAGGCTTGGATGCTTCTACAGCGCTGACTGCAATACGTTTGATCAGTTGTATCAGACTGTCATTCGGCACTAAAACCACCTCCCGATAAATGAAGATCCATTATATGCTGATGGTTGTTAAATGTATGCGTTACTTTATCCACCAGCATGTAATTTGCAACTTTTACATCACCCAGCTTCAAGATTACCGGAACCATTGAGCCTGCCCGGACTTTTTTATTTCCAATAACACCGCTGACTGTCAGGTTTTTTACTTTCCGATTGTACAGTTTCAAATACGCTTGGGACTTTAGTTCCCCTACATCCGGACTGTCTATCTTCTCCAAGTACTGGAGCAGCCCCCAGCTATTTATACTTTTTGAGCTTTTTGCGATATAAAGGTCATAACTTCCTTTGTCCTCATTTTCATATACCAGTTTAATCTGGTTATATACGCCATCGTCAATTGTAGTCTTATACGTATAGTCCTCCCCTGTTTCCCCATCAACCAGACAATCTGTGACTTTCATATTTGCCACATTCACCAGCCTCAGTTTCCCCACTTTATCGTAAAGTACATACATCTTATTTTTTGTCAGCAGAGTTTTGTCCAGGGCATTCTGGATCATGTCAAACAGCTCTGAATCGTCCTCTATCCCGGAGATAACATATTCTGTGTTTGCTAATTTTCCGCAATTAAGGTGGAAGCGTTCAGCGATTATCTGGATAAGTTGGTCTGCCCTTTTCTTTTTATAAATAAGGGTATCTTTGTTCTTCAGATAGCGGAGCTGATCGTACACGGTATACGACATGATTCCGTCTTTTGATTTCTGGCGGGTAAACACAAAACCATAAAACATCTTCACATTATCCACCAGCACCAGCACGGAATTTCCTTCTACAATTTTAAATTTCTTCTCAGACACTGCTTCAAAGGTCAGCTTTCCCGGTGCCCCTTTTCTTTCCCATGTAATTTTCATCCCTTCTTTTACAGGTACTGTAAACTGTTTTTTTCCGTTTGTTACGATTACTTTGACATTTACATTTGGAAGCAGATTTGTTTTTTTAGGCGTAAGGCTAATTTTCTTAGCTGGGGTTTTCTTTTTCTTTTCAAGGATTTTCCGCAAGTAGGCGAGTTCCTCGGCTGATGTCTTTTTTACCTTCTTGGCATTCCCTGTCTGGCTGCCTGAACTGCCTGAACCACTTACGTTCCCTAAACTGCCTGTATTGCCTGTTGAACCGCTATACCCGTTCACCCTGTTCAGGCTTGAATATTGTGGTACGCCATAACCAGTAATTTTTCCATCATTCAGGGAATAGCTTCTCCGTGCTACCCGATCTGAACTATTCCCTTCGACAGTATAAACCGTGCCCCCTTCAGACCTTTCTACAATGCCGACATGCGTCCCCCCGAAGTAAATAATATCGCCCCTTTTGGGTGTGTACTGCCCTTTCAGCTTGTAAAGCCCTCTACCGCTGAACCAGCTTATACCTGTAGAACAAGATGCAGTGTAAGGTACCGCAGAAGCTTCACCCGCTTGCGCCGCACACCATGATACAAACATATGGCACCATGCATATCCATTCATACACATCCACTGGCCGTATTTTGTCAGGTTGTTTCCTGTCTCGGCATACCCTACCTCGCCCAATGCTATATCTACAATATCTTTTGCCATGCCTTCCTCCTACTTTGGCAGTTTCAATTTCGTTCCGGCGTACAAAAAGCGGCCCTTTGAAGAAGATTTCCTTCCGTGTTTTTTTGCTGCCTGTTCAATTACTTTTTTGTTCTTCTTATAAATGCTTTTCCGCTTTGAGCCATCCCCCAGCTGTTTCCTTGCAATTTTAAGCAGGGTATCTTTCTTTTTTACCGTATAGGTCTTTGCCTTCTGCTTCGTTTTCCTCGTTTTCTTTGCGCCCCAGCTCCTGTATTCCTTCATCCTGAGCTTAACTGCCACATCAAGCCCATACTTTACTGCATCCTCTATAATTTCATAGCTCTCTATCGTCACATCCATCGTCGTATCCCAAAGGAGATTCCTGTCATCCGGGGTTGTCCTTGACATCGTAAATGTCACTGGCTTTTTTGACTTCTTCCATTTTTCCAGCTTTTTAAGGTAATACTTCGCGTTCTGGAAACCATTTTCGTATACTGCAAAAGGGTATTTCTGCACCGCCGGAAGAAGCAATTCGTCAATGGCTATGTCTGTAAGCCCTGGGGATTTTATTAAGTTGACCTCACCCCCATTTATGAGAGTGAGCGTCTTATTCTGGTTATTAATTTTAATGCTGAGTTTCGCCGGAGCCACCGGGAAAGCGACTACATTTTTCTTCGAGTCTGTAATGTACATATGATATGGCATTAATGCACCCCCTCTGCTGTTGCACTCATCTGTTCTTCAATCGTCGTCCTTAAATGTTCTGTTACGCCGTCCAAATCCATTTCATTATTAATTGTATTGTGGTTTGTCATATCTACCTTAATAGACGCAGCCGTATATCTGTTCACTACATCCCTTTCTGCGATATCCCGCAAATATTTTAATTCCTCATTCGAAATTTCCATGCTGTTGGCGATTTTCCCTGTGTTCCCAGAAATATCGTCCACGCCGTTCCCAATATTAGTAAGCGCGCCCCCATAATTGCTCAAATCACCATAATTACCTGCATCCGGTATGTTCGTATCAAATAAAGACGCTGGATCAAAGTTTGCAATGCTTTCATCTATGCCCTGGCCGAATTTATACCCGGCATCCCAGGCAGAACCGTATTCAAACCGTTTCAGGTGCATGGACTTAGGATCTACCTTTTCCATGACCTCCTCACCCTCGCCAAAAGTAGAATCTACCCATCCGCCAAGTGAATCGCGCCACCCCTGGACACTCCCGGCAAGATTTGAACCAAAAATCGTATCAATCGCATTTGCCAAAGACTGGAGCAGCGAAAGCACCGTGTCAACCAAATCAAAAAACAGGCGGGCAATTGCCCCTACAGGGTCTGTGAACACATTCGCAAAGAAATTTACAAATGTCGCTATAAAGTTCCAAAGCACGGCAAAAATATCAATCACAAAATTAATAAGCGTAACAAACAGGTTTCCAATAAACGCCGCCCCTACCATAAATGCACCACAAATAACACCTGTTGCAGAAATGGATGTCCCAGCAAACTTATTTATCGCCCCTATTGCTGCGTAAAACAAAGCAACAAGGGCTATTATCAAAATAATTATCCACATGATAGGACAAGCAAGCAACGCCGCATTCAGCCCATTCTGCGCTGCAATTTCTGCCGCAGTCGCGCCAGTTAAAGTACCTGTTGCTGCCGCATGAACCATTTGTGCGACGGCCATCGCAACATGAACCCCTTTACTAATCGTGCTAATAGTATTTGCTATCACCTGCGCACCATAGTAAACCGCCAAAGCCCCGGCTACGCCGTAAATGATAGGGGATAACCACGACCAGTTATCAGCTATAAGCTGCGCACTAGCGGCAAGCAGATCAAAGATTTCAAGTGTAATGCCCGACACCACTGAAAGGGTTTCAATTGCACCATTTACAAATTCTTGGAATGCTTCACTGTTTGCAATTTCATTCATTCTTTGGAGAACGGGCTGGAACGCCATCAACGCATTATTCTGAAAGGAAGTCCAAATCTGTGAAAATGTTTTTGGCATACTCTCAAACTTTGCATTCGTTTCATCTGCTGCCGCAAACATAGCCGCTTTTACGATATCTGCTGTAATCTGCCCTTCCGCCGCCATATCCTTTAATTGTCCTTTTGGTACTTCCATATAGTCAGCAATTGCCTGAATAATGTTCGGGGCTTGTTCCAAAACACTGTTGTATTCCTCGCCGCGGAGAACGCCTGAACCCATTGCCTGTGTAAGCTGTAACATAGCGGCATCAATACCCGCCGCTTCTGTCCCGGCAATAGTGAATTGCTTGTTCACCTGTTCCATGAAAGCGATTATTTCTTCTGAACTGCCAAACGCATCGCCCGCCATAAGCCCAAGTTTGGAAACGGCATCAGCGGTTGCCTGATAACTTCCCCTCGCCCGTTCCGCTGAAAGGAAAATCATATTCTGCAAATCCTGCGTGGTTTGCAAACCGTCATTCATCAAGTTCAAGCGGGCAGTGGTGGAAGTAAGCTGATCCGACAAATTCAACGCCGCTGAAACGGTTTGAATTGTGGCGTATGCTGCAACTGCACCCTTGATTGTCTGCATTAGTTCATTGGCTTCATTCGTGCCTTCTTCAATTTCACGATTGAACCGCCCTTGTTCGTCAACATTATCACGGATATATCTTTCAGTATTGCCTATTGTCTGCGACAACCGCAAATAGGCTTCATTTGCCGCCTGAACATCCATGTTATCAACAGCACGGTTCAAATTCTGTTGTTCCTGAACTGCCTGATCTAACTGCCCCCGCAACTGTTCCAATTCCGTATTTGCGGTGTCTGTACCCATATTCAGGGGGTTGCTTTCGATTGTCTGAATACGCTGCTGAATTGCTTGCAAGCGGCTTTGCATATTGTTCATATCAGCAACAGCGTTTGCCGGGAACAAATCAGTTTGTGCCGCCGTTTCTGCAATCCGGCTTTGGGTTTGGTTCAAAGTGTTCAACATATTGTTTGCACTTTGAACTTCCTGTTCAAATCGTTCCACCCCGGAATTTGTGAAAACTTCCAAAGTGTCAGATTGCCAATGAACCGGAACTTCCACGGGTTCGGGCTGTTCCGGTTCAATCGGCACATCAACAGGGGGTGGCTGCTCCACCAAAGGATCAGGCACATCCGGCTGCACGGGAATCACAACCGGGGCTGAACTCTGCGGGGCGGTAGGTGTTTGTGTTTCAGGGGTTTCAATCCCTTGCATAGCTGCATCCAACTGTTGAACTGCAATAGTAGCCTGATTGATTGAATCCCTTGCTGCTTCAATGGAAGCCGTATCAACGGGGCTGTTCATTGTTTGGTGCAAATCTTCCATAGCGGAAAGCCCCAAATTTACGGAATTGATAACCTGATACAAAACGCTTGTAAAGTTATCTTGTAATTCAATCGCTGTTCTGATTGTAGCCATGCGGATCACCTACCTTTCTTTTTGGATTTACTTTCAATCTTCTTTTTCTCTTTTTTGTCAGCTTCCATTTTCACCTTGATTGCCGCCACGGTAAAAGCCTTTTCCTGCTCATCCATAGCAAGGAAAACGGAAGGTAAAATGTGAAGTTTCAGAAGGGCATAGTAAGCAAAATTTGCTTCCCAATCCCCTTCTTCTATTAGTTTTTTGCTTCATTCACCTTATCTTCAAAAGAAACATTGAAACCCTGAAACTTCTGCACATAGGCAGCAAGGTCATTGTATTCCCCCGGATCGTCGACCATTTCCACAAGCAAATCTTCAGGCGTTTTCACACCATAAGAATCCTGCAAATCGGCATTAAATAAATCCGGCACGACAATGGAAGCTGCTATCATCCTGCGGATATAGAGGCTTGATTTCAGCTTCGGGCGGTATACGTTCGGTTTCCCTGTTACTGGAAGGTCTACCGTACAGCTTTCCCTGATTTCCTCATTCTCTTTTGATGTGATGTGCCGGAACTCCCAGTCAAGGGGGATTCCCTTTTCATCGCAAAGGGATTTTGTAACCGGGTGCAACTCATTCTCTTTTACAGTTTTATTGCTTTTCATAAATTTAGCGAATTTAGACATTTTATATTATTCCTTTCATTGTTCATATTGGAATATGCACCCCCACTTATATGGGCTTATAAGCCACACAAAAGTAGGGTTCACTCTTTCCGTTAATTTTTATTTTGTAACGAAACCATCCAAGTCCTTGAACTTTTCCGGCATTTTAAAATCCTCAAATGTAAAATCCATATCTTCATCAAGGTATTCTCCGTCAGCGTCAAATTTTGCCAGGATACCACCGTCAATGTTACAATCCACTAAGACGATTGTCTGGCGCCCTGCGGCAGATGTGCTGTCCTCATTTGAGATCTGTATTTCAAAATAAGTATCTTTCCCGGTGTCCTTATAATCAAGCATCATTTGGCGGAAAATAGAAGTGTTGTAATGAAAGGTTGCGCTGCCCGTCCCCTTCCATCCCGTAGCTTTGTTACCCTTACCCGTTTTTCCCAGAATCGGAACTTCCGTTTTCGTTTTCTCAAATTTTGCTTCGAGATTGATAGCTTGCATGAAGTTATAGCGGTTCGTCCCGATAATCACGAAACATTCAGCTAGAGCCGCAAATACCGTGTCTTTGGCTTTCATAACTACATTGCCGTTCATTCTGTCCCACCCCCTTCCTTATGCCACTGTAACGGCCATATATAATTTGCTCATCGCATTTATAACCGTTACAAGGTCAGTAACTACAATAGATTTCTTTGTATCTCCCTGTTCAATAGTCACATCAGAATCTGAAAAATTTTCGATCGCCCTGATTTCCTGCAATTGTTCATGGTGCTTCACAATATCCGACCAAAAGGAAATTCTTCCCGCTGCATCATTTGGGACAACGCCTAAATACTTTGTGTTGAACAAAACCGCAATATCATTTGCGATTTGATCCATCACGCGCACGGTCTGGTTATCCTTGAAAATATCACCCTGCGTATCGGAAACAGTAACCATTGTGTTTATATCTTCCAATACACGGATATCAGAACCGACCTTATGCAACGCAAATTCCCCTGACCGGATAGCTTTTTTCAGCTCATTCTGTGTGTAATCTGCATTGATGTTGAATTCACCATCATAAACCCTGTTCTGATTACTCCTGTTTACTGCACACCCGGCTGAAACTCCTGTAACCCAATAAACAAGGCTTGCCTCGCTCCAGCCACTATCAAGTACTTTATTCTTCACACTGATAGTCCCATAATAATCAGCCGCCTTGCTATAAAGTACAAGCTGGAACTTAATCCCCATTTCATCACGCAAACGTTTTACAAAAGAATCAAACAGTCCCTTTGTAGCATCGTCCGTTACTACAACCCCCATCGTGTTGTATGTGTAGGTTTCAATCTTATCCAAATAATCCTGGTAGGCAGCCCCATCAACTGTCCCATTTTCACCGCCGGAAAGGGGCAATGCTGCCGTTACCGACAAAGTAGCCGATGCTTTAAACGACACAAAATCATTTGCGACAAGTTCATCTGCTGTTTTTACTGTTTGCTCATCCACAACTGCTGTATCAAAAATCGTTTTTACATCAAACAGGGTTTCATCATCAACATTCTTCTGGATAACAATTTTCAAATCATTCCCACGGATACCGCCATGCAATGCTTCTGCAAAATCATTTTCCGCTTTTGTCCCTCCTGAAGTCAGTTTATATGCATAGAGGGTTTGTGTATTCAGAAACAGATCACGAAGTCCCTTTAATCTGTCATGGCCATAAGTATATCCGAAGATTTTCAAGCTATCTTCCAGAAAATCTTTAATAGTTACTTCAAACACTTCCCCGTCACGCCCCCAATCCAGTTCCAGGGGCATTGTAGCAATCCCCCTTCCGGAAAGGGCGGCAGTTGCGGAGGTGGCTGAAATAAAATTAATATATGTCCCCGGTAGTTCCTTGTTCTGAGCAATAAAAGTCCCTCCACCTAAAGCCATCCTACCTCACCTGTCCTTTCATATATTTTTCAACTATCTTTTCTACTTCCGACACCGTATACTGCCTGTCGGCAGAAAGAAGGGCGTTTACAATATCCTTCCTGTGTTGAAAGCGTTCAGCCGTAAGTAGCTGTTGTTTTGAAAATAAACTTTCAACTTTCCCCTGTTCATTTATCGCCGGGGGAGCTGTCTTTTTTACCGTCATTTATACCTCCTGTCTTTCCGCAATAACATCTGCCGAAATTTCTTCCATGACATTAGAATCAGTTATCTTGTAAACGAATAAATCATAATTCACAAAAAAATTCAGAACACTATCTACTACTTCATATTTCATTTTTGCACCCCGCATTAAATCATCGCCAACAGTGATATATTCAAGGCACAAAAAAAGCCTTTCGGCAACTGCATTACACTCTTCCTTCGCCCGGTCTTTGGCGCTTGGAATATATTGTATGCAGAATTGGTTCTTCCTGAAATACCGTTTTCCAAGAAATACCCGGGTTGTGGGGTTTATACAGGACAGAAAAAAACAAGGTTCCTTCAAACCCTGTTCAACGGATTCTGTATAAGTGGTGTATTCATCACCAAATTCAGCATTTAAGGAAATGCTGATGGATGCAATTATGGAATTTATCATTTCATGCACTCCCCTAAAAACTTTTTAATTTTGCTTTCAAGCACTTTTGGGGCTATATTCTGTATTTCCTGTTCCGAAATCGTAAGCATGAACCGCCCCTGCACCCACCCCTTACGATTGGCTGTCCGGTGTCCGTACTCCACATAGGAAGCATATTCAACCGGGTTCACTATCTCAATAACAAGGGTGTTTCCGTAATGGTGGATCGTAAGGGAATCGGCGTATGCTTTCGCATTTTCGCCCTTTCCGCTGCCACTTGCAGTTTCTGCGTGGGTTTTGGAAGTCCAGCCCCGGCGAAGTGTACCGCCCATCTTTCCCGATGGATTTACTTTTTTCGTGTAGGTATCACCCTTGTTGTGGTGCTTTGAATTTCTCTTTGCAACCACTTCAATCTCTTTTGAGTAATCCCCCACAGGTGTACGCTTGATAACTTTTGCCAGTAGGCGCGCGGCAAGTTCCTTTGCACAAGCATCGATGAATGCTTCAACATCCCCTTGTTGAAGTTTGTTCAACTGCTTTTGAAGTTTCTTCATTCCTGCAACCGAAAACCCACCCATGTTTGCCATTAAGCCCACCCCCTAAACAGTTCCAGCTTAATTTCCACGTGGGATGGATAAACAGCAGGAACCCCGCTTGCGGAATATTCGGTTGTTACGCCGTTTTGTTCCACAACGATTTTTGAACCAGGTTTTACTTTGATTTCCGGTGCTATGAATAGCTTTGTACCTTGTGTCTGCTTTGCCACCATGTCAGTTTGAACAACGGCGTTCAATTTTTCAAAGGATAGCTTGCAAGGCTGATTTTCGACAACGGGAACTTCTTCATTCTTCCGGGTGATTTTGGTTTTTTCATCCCGCACATCCCGGCGTTCAATAATGGTGCAAACACCTGAATAGGTGCTTTCAATCGCTTTCCTTACCGCTTTTTGTGCGGCGGTCAGCTTCACCACCTGATTTTTCGGTAACACGAAAATTCATCCCTTCCGTAAGTCAGAAGATAGTTCAAGAAAGCGTTCAACCTCTGTTCAGCGGTCAAACTCCCTTCCCCGGTTGCAAATACGGTGTTGGTGTCGCCTGTCTGTATCTGCTTTACCGCCATATCTAAATCAAGCCCTGCAATGCTATCCGGCGAAAAAGTTTTCTTTGCCGTCAGGAATTCGCCTACCGCCATATCAACAGCGATATTTACTAAACCATCAGGTACAGAAAGCGTGTTGCAATCGTTCTTTATGGTGTTTTCCACTTTCTGGATTGAAAAGGCAAGGGCGAATTCATCCCCTTCCTGCAACTCATACCCAAACGATTTCAGCCGTTCTTTTACCATTTCCAGCATTGGATCACCGCCTTACCCTTCTGTCCTTGCTTCCTGAATGACTTTCAGAATATCAACTTTCGATTTAGCCCCACTCAAATCAATGTTGTGTTCCGCAGCATAGGCTTTCAGTTCATCAGCCTTCATTTCATCAAGGGGTTCTTCATCAGCTTCCCCTTCAATCGTATGCCCCAAATCTTTCAGTTTGGAAGCAAGGGCTTCATCATTAGTTTCAATCTCCCCCTTTACAAATCTGCAAAGGGGGAGATTGCTGGAACCATCCCAAATGATGTTAGGAGTTTTCGGTTTCTTTGTTATTTTGAACATGCAATCACCTTATCCTTTCTTTACGCTGCGGCTGCTTTTAATCCAGTAATGGCACCGTGGAGGAAAGCCGGACCATGTGCGAGCCCGATCTGCCCGTAAATCTGCACCTTGTCGGAAGCACCCGTTTTTGCCAAATCTTCCTGAAACAGTACGCCCTTTCCGGGAACTGCCTGGAATACCGGGGCGATATGCGCCATATCCGCAACTAGAATAGAATCATTCGGCATGAAGCGATCCCACACGACCCCCATTTTAAAGAAGTCAGTTTCAATCTCTGTGATATTCATACCGCCTACATTTTGTGTAGTCTGCATATTCGCTTTAAACTGATCAGCGTAAAGATTGGTAATCATCTGTTTCTGATACGCACCACAAAGCAGAACCATCTTGCCAAAATAAGCCCCGTTATCAGCCATTTCACGGAAAAGTTGATCTAGTAAAGCCTTGTTCAAAGCTACATCAGCGGCGCCAATGGAAGTTCCCGTGTCGGAAGTGCAAAGTTCCAGCATACCACGGGTTTTGTTTGCAACATTCGCCGCTGTTGAAACCTGATACTTACCGCAAATAAAAGAATACTCCACATCACGAGCAATTTTAATCAGTTTCTGCTGTATCTGCCATGCTTTTTCATCCGCCGGGTTAGGATTCTGCCCCGCCGTGTTCAGCCCGGACATTCTACCAGAATTGCTCTGTTTTGCATAAGTCAGGTCAATCACTTCCTGGTGAATCTGGACAACATTCTTTTCCTGCGTCCTTGCGATATGGCTTGCTACCGGAGCCGTTGCGGAAGCACTTTCGGAAATCTCTGGCTGTTCTGGTTCTGGGAAATCATAAAGGACAGCAGTAGGGAATTCAAAATTATCAGTCTGTTTGCCGCCCGTAAGCCCACCGATCATGGAAAGAAACGGAGTTTGGGTAGGGTCAGCCGTAAAAAGTTCACCCGCATAATTGGGCAAGTTCCAAGTAGTACCAATACCTGTTACCTCTGGCATATTATTTCACCTTATTTAACCTTTCATTGTAATTTTCACATCAAGACAACGCCTTCTGCGGCGGCTTCCTGCTTGATTTTAATAACCTCTAATTGGTTGTTGTTCTTGCGTGCATCCGCAAGGCGGGCTTCATATCCCGCTGCCGTGGAATTGGGAACAGCAGAAGAAGCTCCCGGCTGAAAGCCTGTGAACTGCTGTTGTGCCTGCCCCTGCGCGTCAAACATATACGCGTCAGACTTCTTCAAAGCTTCTAGCTGCTCATCAAAACCAGAAAGTTTACCATCCTCACCCATTTTCACCTTTGACATATCCAGCATAGCCTTGACCGCTTTTCCGTTCTTTGCCTTTGCACCAGAAAGGGCGATTTCAACAGCGTTATCCAGCTTCAGCTTTGCCAGTTCTTCATCATGGGCTTTCTGCTGATCGGCGTTCTGCTTCTGCAAATCGGAAATCTGCTGTTGCAGCGCCGTATTATCACCGCTGGATTTCTTCAAATCCTCAAGCTGTTTATCCCTCTCCGAAACAGACTTTTTCAAGGTTTTGTTTTCCTCGTTTACCTCGTTAAACCTTGCCTTTGTGACAAAGTTTCCATCAAGGGAATCCATCACCTTCTTCGCCTGTTCCTCTGTCAATCCCATCGCAATCAATTCCTCTTTGTTCATTGTCTTTACCTTCCTTTCAAATTTTCCGCTTTTTACCGTGGGTAACGAACCACGAAATTTGACCTTGTTCTTTACCGTCTGCAACGCTTAAAAGACGAAATCGCTATTTAACTCATTATTAGGAAACCGCCTCCTTTTTCTAAAATCCGCACAAAAAAAGCACTCCCGAAAGTTTCCTTCCAAAAGTACCCATAACAAAATTACAACCTCATTTCAAAATATTGCAAGATTTCAATATGATGCTAATTCGTTATTAACTATACTAAAATATTAAGTGTATTCACTGCGATTTCCAGGAATCTTATATAATTCTTCCTGCGGGTTAGGTGACTTGGGAGTGATTTTTGATAAGTGTTCTATAATGTCCTTATCTGGTTTCATCCCTTTAAACGCTTCCCTGTTTCGGTCGAACTCTTCGTATGTTTTCATTTGAAGCAGTATCTCTTTCTGGGTCATTCCAATCCCTCCCTTATCAGTTGATAAAATTCTGGAAACTCTTTCTCCATTCTTCTTGGATTTTGAATATATTCCCTAAATGCCTCCGACACAAATTCCTGCAATATCTCAGCTCTGACATTCCAGGCATCATCATAAATGTCTGACCAATCTGATACATATAACCTTCCTTGATAATCTGATACAAACCTGGCATCTTTTAACAAAAATATCTCTACAGGATTTCCGCTGGCATCGTAGTAAGTCTCTTGCGCAAATTTATCAAGAGAAACATTTTTTAAAAATCCAGCCTTGAGTCTTTCTACCTTAGCAGAATCTAGTAATTTACTCTCCACCATATGTCCGACTTCATGGATAATTTCTGTTTCGTCGGCACCTTTTGCTACATATAGTATATCACGGAAATAATCATATTGACTAGCCCCTTCTTTTCCAATATCAATAATTGTCCCGCTATTTAGCGCTTTTTGTATCTTTTCAGGCATAGAAAATATCACCTTATTTACAGTCATTCGTTCCTTTATGATACTCTGTCCGGGTGTATGACTCCTGACCAAATAATCAGTTTTCTCTTTTTCACTCTTCTTCTCTACAAACTTTTGCTCCCATTCCTGATAATTCATATCATCAGGAATATAGTAAGTCTTACCTGTTTCGTCATCCCTTGCTGCCCGTTTCCCAATATCCCCGAAATCTTCATCAAAATATGGAACCGTGGTTGAACGGCAAAACACATGAAATGGCGGAGCTGTCACTCCCGGCTGATAGTCCTTCATGAAAAAATGCTTTCCGTCAAGGGTGCGGCATATATCGGAAGTGTGAGAATCAAGAGTTGCAACAATTTCATATTGCTCAACCCCCAGTTCTTCAAAGCAATCCCGCTGTGCTGCTGAACTGAAATAGGCCTCCTCCGTCATTATCAGTCTTCCGGCGTTATATCGGGAAGTGTTCATCTTCTTTGCAAGGGAATCAATCGCCTTTTGCGGATCAGCGCCCAACATGATATTTTGGGTAAGCTCCCCGTGAACCTCTGAAATCAACTTTTGCTTATTTCCCCAAATTCTTTCAGAAAAGTTCTTTCCGTCAACCGCCCACGGTTTAGCAAGCACCTTTTCAATCTGTGACTGATCCAGCCCTGCAATATCCCAGCCAATATTGAACCCCTTCTGAAGTTCGTATGCGGTATGGTAGTAGCCGCTTTTAAATAAATTACCCATTGCCCCGGTCACTGTCCCAACCTGTTTTGAAAACATAGCTTCAAGGCTTTGCTGTGTCTGAATTTTCAGGGCTTCCAGCTTTGTGATATGGTACTTTGCAGAAGCATTTTCCAATTCCTTCATCCATCTGCCTGTTAAAGCATTTTCTTTCCCGTATTTGATATAGTCCTGAACATCCCACTTGAATTCTTTCAGGGCTGCGCCTTTCAGATATTGGCGGGCTTCTGCAAGGGTAATCTCATTGTTATCGGCAAGCCGCTGATACCACCGGGCAATCTGCCCTTCAATCTGCTTTTGGGCTTCTTTATACTGCCTTTCTATTTCAGCAACGGTGGCTACGCCTTGCTCGTTTTGGGCAGCTTCAAGCTGTTCAAAACGTAGTTTCCAATAGTCGCTATTCTTCATTTACATCACCGTCTTTGCCCTTTGGCGGCTGATTGCCGGGGCGCTGTCCGAAGGGATTATATTCCTGTTCCTGCTGGCGTCCGATTTCAGCCTGTTCTTCTTCCTTCTGTTTCTCCAAACGGTCAAGTTCCCGCTGTGGATCATCAATCCACGGGTGCATACCAATGATCGTCTCATCCGAAAGAATACCAACGGAAGCGGAACAATTTGCGATGGCTTCACTTTCATTGATAAGAATATCCCGGTTGAAAATAATAGTTGCTTCCTCATTCTCAAAATTACCCTTTCCGGTATTCGCAAGATGGGCATTGACGAACCAAAGGATTTCTTCAAATGTAGCTTGTAATTCGGTCTCCATATCGTTAGCATCAAGGTCAATGTCAGAATACATTGATTGAATGTTCATCTGATTAGGATTGCCGGAAAGTCTATCATCCTTTGCATCATAGCCCATAGCATTTTCAATCAGGGCTTTCTTGAAGATTTCCAAAATAACCTTGTAATTTTCCGCATTTACGGTAATTTCAAGGGTTTCAACCCCGCCTTTAGTTTCTCCGTCATAGCGAACTTTCACCGCACCAAAGGTTGCAAGATTTTTTCTGAACTCCCCTAAATTTGTGCCATCATAGTTTTTCAGAACAAGAATTGTATTCCGGGCATCTTCCTGCATATTGTTTTCAAAATCCGAGAGCATAACATTGATACCGTCCTGAAGGGATTTCACTTTCTTAATCAGTGGTATTTCCTGTTCATTGTACTTCAAGGGAATCAGGGGGATTTTCGCCCAATTCAAAGGCTTGCCGTCCGCCGTCACGTAAGCACACTCCTGTTCTTCCGCGGTTAAATCAGGAATCAGAACATTGCCATCGAGGATATAGCAATGAATCCCTTGCATATCGAACACTTCAACTTTTTCAATGAGCGTCGGCTTGATGCCATCATAGCCAGCCACCAAGTAAAGCCTAATTGCACCTGCTAAAATGGTATGTTCACTATCTTCCCAAACAGGAAGTATTTCATATCCCGGAAATAGCCTGAAAGAAAACTCCCCCTCTTTCGTGTAATATGGATAAAGCCATGAAATACCGTGGTTCAAGGCTGCTTTTCCACCGTTCTTCAAGGTTTTCATAAATTTTTTATTGAACACCTGCTTCAGAAGCGCCGTATAAAGCTCATTTTTCCCATCTATGGCAAAAGGTTTCCCTAAAAGGTAATTTGCCTTCTGGTTTACCATCTTAGCATACTGGTTATCAATCAATCGGTTATTTGGAAGATTTTCAACAATTTGCAGTTTTCCATCCTCCCCGATCATTGTCCGCTTACGTGAAAGAATATCATGTTCATTTCCATAATATAACTGCCCCTTAATCTGCATAATGCGTTCCGTGCTTCCTTTCCAGTCAATAACCATACGTTCAAGGATTTCTTTATTTCCCAAATCAGGTTTTATAAGGTTTTTATAATAGCTCCCTTTATATCCATATTTCATAACATCACTAATCCTATTTCGTATTCTCCTAAACAAGTTCAATTTTCTCACCATTTTCTATCGTCTTATAAAATGTGATATTTTTAGTCAAAGCTAAACGCATCTGGCAATAAAAGTTTCGTTACGCCGTACCTCATAGAATCCATGCCATGTGAAAATTCATGATCCGGTTTATCCGTCACTTTCCCATCCTTGTCCTTCCCCCAGCAGTAGTTTTCAATTTCTTTTTTGAATTCGGGGCATCTTCCCGGATGAACCACAATCTGATAATTCTGTATGAGCTGAATGCCGTGGTTTACACTGTCTTTGCCCTTGCGGGAAGGCTCTGCTTTGATACCTTCATCCTGCAATTCTGCAATGCTTTTCGGTTCTGCATTATCGCAAATAACCTTCTGCCCGCCATAGCCCATTTTCTTAATCTGCCCAGCTATGATTTTGTTGGTAACACCTGTTTTATACCACTCATCAAAGATGTAAATTCGCATTGCGGCGTTGTCCACCATTTCACATACAAAAGCATTTGGATCAGTGAACCCGAAATCAAGATTAAATGCCGACTTTACACCGGGGATTGCCCGGATCGTGTCAACATTGAAATCTTCACATACAACATTGGTGTAAATCAACCCTTCCGCAATGCCCCATTCACCTTCACCTTCTATGCGGTATCGGCGTGGGTTGTTCTTCTGCATTTTCAGGAATATGCTACGGTCAGATTCATCCAGCCATTCATTACATTTCCATGTGGTAGTTTTTACAAAGGTATCTTCATCGGGCGTGTCAAAGAACCGCGCTTTCAGCCAGCTTGTAGCGCTCCACGGGTTGAAGGTCAGGGTTATTTGCTTGAAATACCCTTCCGGTACTTCGCCGCGGATTGACATATCAAGTTTGTTGAAATCATCCTCATTTGTGATTTCATAGGCTTCCTCGATCCAGACAAAACACAACACGCCTTTATCGACCGAAATGGAAGTGATTTTCAAGCCATCATCCAGCCCACGGAACAGAATCTTTTGCCCTGTATCAATCCGGGTTATCTGCATAGGGGAAACGGTACACTCAAAGTAACCATCAAGTCCCAATCTACGAATCGCCCATTTCAAATCACTATATACAGAATCCCGCAAAGTATTTGAATAACGGCGGACACATAAGCCGTTACTTTCTGGGTATTTAAACAAACGAACAATCATATCTAAAGCAGTTGTCTTACTCTTCTTTGATCCTCTCGAACCTTTGCAAACACGATATCTTGCTTTCGTGTGCCAAAAGTCCTTGTAACCCTTCCCGACAACTGACGGAAGACATATTCTAAATGCTTTATCATTCCTCAAGTTCCGATTCCCCCTCGAAAATGATAGGAATATTCATGTTCACATCCAGTTTATCCTTAAACATTCCCAGATGTTTTCCCAGAAGCTCCAGTGCCGACTTCTTGTCGCACAGCTTTACTTCCCTTTCCGTGCCCCATTCGTTCGGCTTGATTTTGACCGCCTGGATGCAGGCAAGATCCTCCTCCTTTGCCCCGCTCTTTATTTTTGCATTCTCTGTATCAATCACATCTGTAATCTTTACGAACGCCAGCTTAGCCAGCTCTTGGAGAACCCTGTCCTGGTTGATGCCCGTCCTTCTGGAGCGTTCGGCCATAGCTTTTGCAACAGCATCCTGAATACTAAGTTTTGCTAAGTTTTGTGTACCTTGCTCATTTGCCGTTTTGGGGCTGTATCCCGCCCTGATTGCAGCCTGTGTCGCATTCAGGTCAATCAGGTATTCCTCTACAAAACGTTTCTGTTTTTCTGTTAGTTTTTTTGCCATCCTGCAACACCTTCTTTCTGCACGACAAAACGCCCCGCATTTCTGCAGGACGTTTTCACTATTTTTCATTTCTTTCAGCTTACACTATACCACAGAGCAATAGTCGCAAACAATCACCTAATAAAATTATTTAATGCCCGTGCATGGATTTTGTGGACATGCTGCCAGCTATAGCCCATATCTACGGCAATCGCTTCCCACTTCATCCCCTTTATGTACCGCAGTCTTAAAACCCTCTGCTCGTCCGCATCAGACATCCGGCGTATTCCTCTGTCAATGCCCTCCTGGATTTTCACCCTTTCAAGCCGTTCCTTTTTCAGTGCCTGTATCTGCCTGTCCAGTATCACCATGTAATCCGACAGGTCGCTGTGTCCGCCCCCTTTCGGCATCCCGTCATTGGCCACTGAGGGGAACATCTTGTCCATCCTCAGCCTTTGTATTTCCTCCAGAATCTCCTGCTCCCTTTTTACGGATTCCCTATAGGACTTCAGATATGTTTTTTTCTTTTCGTTTTCTGTCATTGCTGCCTCCCCTCTTGCTCAGCCCCTTAATGCCACGCCTGCTATCTCCAGCTGCCTTTTGGCTTTCCTGAAAACATAATCAATATCCTCACCCTGCCTGATTGTCCCGTCATCCTCCAGGTGCCTGTTCGGAATCCACACATTCTGGTTCGTGCGGTTGATGACAAAGCGTTTCGCTTTCCTGGTGCCGTATGACCTCTTAACCAGGTTCAGCGGGATCCCCTTGTAATACTGCGTACTGTAATTCACTCCTGCCCCCTCCTCTTCACCCGGTACGGCCTGTGCGCCATGTGTCAGTATGCCATCCGTTGTATGTTACGCCGGGC